TACCGCTAGGGTGACCCAGGATAGGCTTTTGATCTGTTAATTCTAGGATTTCTTTGAGTCCAATAGACACTTCATTCCACTTAAACACTAATGTCCCATTTGTTTTGAGGACTCTGAAGCATTCTGCAAAGCCTTGAGTTAAATCTTCCCGCCATGTTTGGCTATCTAGCACTCCATACTTCTTGCGCATCCAGGACTTCTCAGACAGTCTAAGCATGTGAGGCGGGTCAAATACGACCATTTGAAATGTCTCGTCTGGATAAGGAATTGCCCTAAAGTCCATGACTTGATCTGGCTTAATATGTATGGTCTGACCATTCGTTAATAAGTGTGTTTCATCTTCACGAATGTCACCAAATACCACTCTCTCGTCTGTTTTGTTAAAGTAAAACGATCGCATACTTGATGCTGGATCTAATACTGTTTTCAATCTTTGCCCCATCCTGTTCCCTTAAAATGAATTGGATTTGCAGCTATAACTTTAGACATAGGCTCATTACAGTAAGTGCAAGGTATTACTGGTCGATCGTGCCATCCGTGATAGATCTCTTGACTAAGATTGCATCGTGTGCATTTGTAGTCATAGGCTGGCATGTTAAGCACCTCTGTATCATGTAAGACCCACAGCCTTTGCAGCGGTCAATGTCTGCCTCTGTGGGTTCGCTAGTAAGATGACCATATTTTAATATGAGTAGTGGCAAGAGATCCTCAAGTCGGATGATGGCGGCATAGTCACGCGCATCCTCTCCCTGTCCGTTGAGTCTGATTACTCCAAAGCCCAATTCCCCCGAAACGGCTGTGCGAGTTTTCAGCTGTGCTAAATATGCTTTTGGTTGGAATCCAGCGCGGGCTTTCACCTCAACATCAAAAGGCACATTAACAATATCCTTGCCACTACCCCTTCCCACACATGCGCTTTGCCATACAGTCGATAGGTACTGTGCGACGACACGCTCTGTGCGGAAACCTCTGTGTTTCCTGTGCTGACTAGCCATTGACTGCTTTGCACTTAGCACATTGCCAGGTTACTACACCATTAACAGAATCAGACGAGATATCTTCTAAGTCTCTAATCTGGACTGGCTCATTGCAAAGTTGACATGGAACGAATGCTGACATGAGATCAACCCATTCGCCATTTATCTTAATTCCTACGCTACCCATTACACTCTCGCCTTCTGTGGTTGCCACTTGCCATCACTACCTACGACATACCAGATAGCAGAACACTTAGGTTCCCCGCCTTGATGATTGATTACTGAGCACATAAATCCGCCCCATGCCTTGCCATTCTTCTCACCCTCGCGCCAATTCATGTGTCCATGCTTGCAACTTGGTGCTTCCTGTGCTTCACCTGTACCCATTACAGCTACGATAGTCTCCATAGCCTTGTCAAGTGTGACCGGTGCTTGTACCACTTTGTTATATTCATTAACTGGTGTAGTCCAGTAATCTTGCTCTGCTGGCTCTGCATCTGCTTTGCGAATAGAAGATTCTAGATCTTGTACAGATGGCTTTTCAAGCTTCTTTGCAACTACCTTAGTCATTTCCTCTCGGCTTGGGCGCTTTCCTTTAGCCGCATAACCTGCATTTGCAAGTGCTCTGCCGATCGCAGAAGTCTCGCAATTCTCCAATGCTGAAGTCGAGTTAACGCCTCGATCTGTAATCTTCTCCTCAGCGTATCCCGTTGCCCACGCAACACTATCGTTAGCAGTCTTATATAGATATGCTTTAACAATATATCTATCCTTCTCGACCACTTCCAACTCTGTTGATATGCGAAAATCTGCATAGTCCTTAATAAACTTTTCAAGTCTCACCTCGACTGTCTCGTAATCGGCTAAATTAAACATAGAGCTCGTTTTCCTCCGTTGCTAGTTGTCCTGCAAGTGCGCCATAGCTGCATAGGTCGACCCAGTTGTCGATGTGCTGCGCTGACTGATTAGTCCTGGAAAGTTTAACGAGCACCATAATCCCTGCGACTTGATAATCGTGGATCGGTGTCTGTAAGTATGCTGAGATGAGCATTGCTGTGTGTTGCAAGTTATCCGCAGGATGACCGTACGATAGCCCACGGTCACGGATCGTGTCTGTAGCTGTGAGGAGGATTTCATTAGCGAGCATCTGTTGTCACTCGCTGATAAGACTTAGCCATAATTAGACCTTCGCGTTTGCCTTCTGAAAAGCCTTTGCCCCAGCCCACAATAAACCATAGGATATTAGCTAGCATAAGTAAGATGATTATTGGCATTTCGAAACTCATTTGTTTGCTCCCGTTTCTGTAGCCTTTGTTGGCTACTGGATTACGGTCTCACGCCTATCTGACAATGTCTAACACATTTTGATAACAAAACGATAACGATTCTCCCTGGTCTACCGCATCATCTAGAGTGCGCTTAATGTCAGGAGTAAAGTCGTCCATAAAGGGTAAATGATCCATCCTTGTTAATGGGAACTAACATCGGGCTTACATGGTTTCCGTGTGTTTCAATGACTGCCACGCTCATCTGCCAATTAGCGCTTCCAGCCTTCAAATAAGAGGCTTTCTTCTTGTCCATAACATTACCTGCCTCAACACCCCATAAAGTCCTGTATGAGGCTCCTATGCCCTCTGTGAATGCACTAATACCCGCTCTGTGCGTGTGTCCGCAAACTACTGACTTACCAAACTTCTTAGCCAATCCAAGAGCTGTAAGACCAGCGTTAGAGTTCATCGATCCTTCGTCTCCGTGTACTAAGACCCATCCTCTGTGGAATTCGAATGGCTTCTTATGAAAGCGTATCCCCATGTCTGAGAAGCCCATAAAACGGGCGTACTCGAGTTCTGGAAGTCCGATGAGGCTAGGAGCGCCTCTAACGAGAGTGTGGTATAGACGATCGGTGTGGTTGGATCGAGTGATGTCGGTCGTGCCAAGATCCCAAAGGATGTTTTGAGCCAAAGTTCTATCGGCATCTAATTGCCCTTCATATTCCAGGTGAGTGCCTTTAGCCCATTTAGACTGAGACTGCATATCAAGCTCATCGCCTGTGTTAAGGACTAGGTCAAACTTCTCGCGCTTTACTAACTTGATGAGATTTTTAACGGCTTGCTCGTGGTGATAAGGGATCTGTAAATCCGATATAACCAGATAGCGTTTTTTAGTCATCGTCCTCATCTTCGTAATCGCCGAACCTTTCTGGTTCGACTGGATCAGGCAAGATCCAATGAGGATAAGCAGTAGGTTCTATAATGATTCCCATAACACTTGCTTCATCAAACCCAGCGCGTTTTAGACTTTGAGCAAACTCAAACATCCCAATGCAGTAAGCATCGAGTGCTGAGTAATCTTGGTCTAATAGAGCTTTGGTTGCTTTTCTTGCCATGTGGATAAGTGTCCCTTACTTCTTAAGAAGTTCCATCATCTGTTCCTGGCGTGTCTCTATTCTTGCCAATCGGTCTGCGAGAGATGATCCACCATTAGGCGTAAGAGTCCATAGCCAACCGCGAACCAAGTAACGCAAGCCGCCAACAACAATAGCAAGCGTTGATGCAATGGCGAGAGCGAATCCCGCCCAATCATTAGCGGTCACCGTAGACCATAAGCTTCATCTTTAGGATTTAGCCAACGCATTACTGGAGGGATTGTTGCCAATGCCCCAGCGTAAGCGATGTGCTTAGGGTTAGTTTCCCCTGCTGCTACAAGCGCAAGAGCAGCAGTGAGAAATGCTCGTCCCCAGCTTGCTAGCATCTTCTTTAGGTCTTTGTTCATCTGTTCCTCCTAGTAACGGTATGTTAAAAAACTTCGAATCCGTATCGCCAGCTTTTGTAAAACTGACATGGATGTGGTTGGTGTGTGGATTGACTCCCGTGTACTTGCGCCATTTCCAGAAGCTTCTAGCGCTTGCAATCTTCTTGTTAAAGATAACATATGCAATTCGTTTATCTGACTTGGCTGCAATTCGTATCTGATCGGCAATGTAAGCAGCCGTAGCGGGCTGTTTGTTGAAATCAGCATCGAGATCGATAGCGCGGACAATCCCTGAATCAGGGTCAGGGTTATGATCGCTCTTTCGAGTTGAGTGCTTTGCATCTCCGATCGTGCCGTCACTTTTACGGTCTCTGTCAGGATAAGCATCGTCTGCCTGTTCTCTTAACTGAATAACCGACTTAGATAGTTTTGGTTTCATCCAAGTAGGAGGCGCGCCTCATCCTCGGTAATGCCTAACTTCTCCAAGAGTGCAGCCTTTTCAGCAGCCTTTATTGCTTCGGCTTCTTTTCGTGCTGCTTCGGTCGCAGCGTCTGCCTCAAATTGTGCCAATTCGCTAGCAGTTGCTTCGCGCTCTGCAATTTCGCCTGTTTCGACATTGTGAGTAATAATCAATTTAGTCATTATGAAACTCCGTAAAGTATGTAAGTGCCACCATTAAAACTACCAGCATTATTATTGAATAAATTAATTTCTGAAATTGCACCTGTTTGATTATAAACACCTGCACCATTGACCCAATTAAAATTTGTATTGGTTGATTGATTATTATTAATTGCAAGTATTGAAGCCATCTTCCATGTCAATGTATTTGCATAATCGTGAAAATCAAGAACGATTAAACTTTCAGAAACTGTGTCATCTTGGGAAGCATTTACAAAAAATAAACTAGCAGCAAATGATGCAGCGTTTCTTGGACTTGTTTGCGTACTGTTAGTTTGATAGCGGGCATTGGTATCGTTTTGCAGACGAAACGCTAAAACATCTCCATCTGATGCTGGAATATAATTTCTAACTACCAGTCTAAGATTTTTATAAGTTGCAGGTATTGATGTCAGATTGACTTGCGCTCCAGTTAGTGATCCGCTTGCTATGACTGTCATGCCGCCCGCAGCTGCCGTTCCCCATGCTGGAACGCCACCGCTGACTAACAACACCTGTCCAGATGTGCCGATGCCTAAACGAGTATTTGTGTTTGCCGTTGCTGATCGATACTCAATGTCGCCAAGAGTTGTTGAAGGATTAAGTGCCTTAGTAGTCGTGTCTACCGATGAACCAAGAGTGCGGATAGCCGCTGCGCCATCCTTAACAAGGCTAGTGTCATCTGGGGTAGTCCACCCATAGTTTGTAGTCGTTGCCATTTGTCTCCTTGATTAGGCTACTATTGTAGCGTTATTCCAGTCCAAAGTAGGACTTATTGTGTCCCAAGTTTCGGTAATTGGTACATTTTCCCACTTCATCGCCTGTAGGCTAAAAGCAACAGGTGAAACGATAACGGTTAGATCCAAAGCGTTAAAGCGGCTAGTCCAAGTCCAGCCTTCTACAAAGCCCTGATATCTACCGCCTGCGATGTTTAGTGGTAAATCCTCGATATCAAGAGGCAACCCCATAAAGATATTTAGAGCTTGGTCTCTTGATGCATCTGGAATATTTGGGTTAGTAAGAGGGAAAGTAATCGACTTAAACTGATCTTGAGGGTAAGCCCTAATGTCTAAATAGAAAGCCGCTTGAGATTCTGCATCTGCCGCGTTTTCAATGCTCGTTAAAATGTTTTCAGCCTGGTATCCATAAAGAGCGATTGATGCTGCATCCGATGCCGTTTCCTGTGCATCGTTCTTGTAGGTAATTGTGACCTCATTGCGTAGATCACCTAAGCGCCTTGATGTCGCAATTCCAGCGGCATAAGCCCAGCCACCATCAACAAACTCGTAACCATTAGCTGCTAGATATTGACTGCGATGGGTTGAGTCTGCATAACCGATGCGACCTGAAGAATCCTCATAAATGTAACCCAGGCCTGATAGCGCTAAATTTGCAACTAGGCTATAAACATCTGTAGTTTCTGCTGAACGAGCTGTGAGCTCATAATCTCCAGGACGATCAATCTCCCCAAGCCCAGTATTTTGAGCATTTGCCCAGGTTGTTGTTGGATCGTAATTGACCCACTCAAGAGCCGCTGGAACTGCGTTCCATTGACCAAACAATAAAGGCTCAAGAATTGAATAAATCTGATCTCCGTCATTATCCTTAGACAATACGCCCTCAGTAAGTATCTTAGGTAACTTAGCAAGTGCTCCTAGAGCTGTGACTGTAATCGCCTGAGTAATGGCTGGTTCGCCTGTCTGAACCGTAACATCAATGTCTGTAACATCTCCGCCAAATAAAGGAACATAAACGCCAGATGAGTCTTTAACCTTAATTACGACTGAATCATTTACATCAAATCCTGTTGCAGCTTGATTAAGGTTAAGAATAGTAAAACGGCAATAACCTGCTACAGGCTGAGAATAGATATCTGAGCGACCTGAAGTAATGGTCAGGTTTGCTATTACTAGGTCTGTTACATCTCCTAGCCCATTGACCTCAACTGCCCAATCTGGAGTCCAGGCTGTCATACTGCTACTAACGCTCCTGCACCAAGAGATCCTCGATAAGAGGATTGGTTAAGTACCTGGACAATTTGACGAGCTGCTGATTCTGAATCAATAGCGCCATTGACTGTAATGTTATTTGTAACCGTTGATCCACCAGCAACAAAGCCTTTTGTGGTAGGCATAATTGGAGGAATTGTAAAGGGAGTCGTAGAAGAAGTTTTTGGTGCAGGCGCTGAAGAAGAAGTGCTAGATCCTCCGCCAAAGCCTAAGAATCCTGCTACCTTGCTACCCCACTCGAACAGGGTTTGAAAGGCGCTAATAAGCCTGCCTACAGCATTAACCGTAGTTCCGATTACTGTTCCAATTACTTCAAAAGCAACCTTGAAAGCCCCGCCTATGAATGGCGCTAAGATATTTTTAGTAAATGACCACAAAGCTTTAAATGCTTTTTCGTTATCCATTACCGCATCTTTGACTTTATTAAAGACAGATTGAACGCCTTGAAATATTGGAATTAGAATAGTTTTAGCCACACCAATAATCTCCATGAATACAGCCTTAAGCCCACCTTCTCCACCTATGCCACTTGCAAAGGCTTGAATGGCTGGCACAATATAAGTAACGATGTTCTCGACTAAAGGCGTGATGGCATCTAGAATAAACGATCCAACTGTTTCTTTCGCCTCATCAAAAGCAATAGTTAAGCGAGCCATCTTACCCTGGAAGGTGTCTGCCTGGATTGTTGCTTGTCCTTCAAAGGTTGAGGCTAGTTTGGCTGTTATCTGCTCAAATGTCATTGTAGACAGTTCAGCCCTAGTAAGACCTACGCCAAGCCGTGTAAGACCCGCCAGGTTGCCTTCCTGAGCCTTTGAAAGGGCTTCTGTGACTGCCTGCAGGCTCTTGCCTGTACCTGCTGAAATATTGATTGCGATGGCTTGTAATTGCTGCGCTTTTGTAACATCGCCAGTAGCGCGAGTAAGTCGATCTAAGGATGGACGAAGCTCATCATCTGTAACACCAAACAATAAAGACTGCTTAAGGATGTAAGCCTCTGTTGCTTTGATTTGTGAGTCTGTGGCTCCAGTCACATTTTTTAATGTGGTGGCTAACTTAGCCTGTGCTGCTTCATCTTCAATAGCAGCTTTAACGCCATCGATTGCTAACTTTCCTGCATAAGCCGCTGCTGCTACGCCTGCTGCTAAAAAGGCTGCGCCTGCAACTTTGCCAAACTTTGTAACTTTGTCACCAAAGCCAGTCACATCATTATCAGCCTTGTTAATATTCTTGGTAAAGTTATCGATATCTGCAAGGAGTTTAAGCGTTAAGGCTCTACTAGTACCGGCCATTATGTCCACTCCTTCAAAATCTTATCAAACGATTTAGTCCACTCAGCTACGATGTAAGGCTGGATTCTGCGAAGGGTTGGATAAATAAAGTAACCCTTAGATCCACGACCTTCACGACCTGACCAAACTGGAAACTGCTTAAACTTGTTAGTTCCAAACTCTGAACCACCCCAAAGATCTTTAGTGGTTGCACCACCTGAGAACTTCTGAGCTGCAAAGCCAAAAGTAATCTCACCGATTCTAGATGATTTCTTGACTTTAGAGCCTTCTGCGATGCGACTGGAAACTGCTCGGGATTTCATTCCCGATGCAGTACCAATCACTTCTTTACGAGCATATTCTGCTAAAGCGCCAGATGCGCGTTTAGCCTCATCTACTGCCTGCTCGTCCATATTCTTTAACGCCTTGAAGACTGCGCGAAGTTCGGTCTTATCGAATGCTGATTGTTCAGCCACGATTATTCCTCTCTTCTAAAATCTCTATGGCGGTTAAAATATCTTCTGCTGTTTGCCACTCTGACATAGGGATTTGTGTCGCTATTGCCAGATCAACTAAGAGTCGGCTTACGCTTCCTCTTGGATGACTTTTGGGTCATCGCTTCCCACCTCGACATCTGCCACCGTCTCCATCCAAACCTCTAATGGCTTTACGGGCTTTCCGCCTGCATCTCGTTTCATTGCTGAATGAGCTACATACAAAATATCCCACATGCCACCAAAGTTAGAGATAACCTTTTTAGTGGCCATCTCCCACTTGGCGTAATCTGGTGGTCTGACTTGGTAAGTATCTTCAGACCCATCGTTATATTTAATTGTTATTTGCTGTTGCATTGTTTGCTCCCGTTTCTATTGATTAACTGAATGACTCTCCGACATCACCCTTTGATACCTTGAATGTAAAGTCTACAGTCTGTGCATCTGTTCCCGAGCCTCCTGCTGTTGGAAACTCTGGCTTAATTGGAAATATAAATACTGCACCTGTTGCAGCTGTAAGCGTAATGTTGATATCTGTATCTGGTGCTGTTTCTGCTGCTGCCCATAAAGCTTCGCATACTGATCCAGTTTTACCCCAGTCTGCCAACATTGATAGAGCGAACTCCGCCTCAACATTTACTGTCTTGTAAGCTTCGCCATCGAGAGTCTGGTATGTCTCACGAACATTTGTCTTAGTTAGAATTGCGCTTGTTGCTTGTGCTTCGATATCTGTTCCACCTGTGAAAGATAGAGAAACATCGCGCCCTGTAATTACTACGGTTGCCATTATTTATCCTTTAGTTTGTTTGTGTATAGTAGGTAGAAACTCTGATATCGGAAACCAACACATTAGATGGGCCGACTTGAGTTACTGTTGGTTTTTCAACCGCTCCGACTGTGTACCCTGCTGGGATCACCTTCAGAACACTTATGACGAGCTGCTCGAGATTATCAAGCGATGCAGGATTGCTGTTATATGCAACCGCGACTGAAATGACTAGGTTAATTTTAATGTGAAGCGTTGATTTGTTAATTGTCTCTAATTCTAAATATGGTGAATCTGGAACAGTCACCACAAAAGGAACCATAGGCGCTTCTGGCACATAGGCATAAACATTGCCTGCAACGCCTGCAAAGGCTGTTGCTAAAGGCTGGCGTACTGTGTCAAGAATTGTGTTTGGCATTACTGCACCATTGAATCGGTGTCGATAAACGCTCCGAGAAGTCCTGACACTCGATTGAAGAGGCTACGACCTAGACGATAAGGGCT